CAATGGAATACTCTTCAGCCATTTTTGCCTCGCTTTTTGATCTCGTCGGCCTGTACCGCCATGAATGCGGAATCCAATGCCATTAACGCTTGAATCTCGATACTGTCTGGTCTGACTCCTGTTAACTCGGACCAACAAACGATTTCATTATAGCTAATCGGGTTCACCCCGAAGCCATTGCTGGCTCTGGTTCGGGACAATTCGATAAACCAACCCCAGCAATAGCCCAGCGCCTCTGGAAATGGCAGGGAGCGATATTCTTCCGGGATTTCTCCTGCGCCTTTGGCGATTGCGGTTGCATGACTCCTAAGAGTCGAACCATCCGCTTGCAAAGAGTCCAGTTCAAATTCCCGCCTGCCATACGCCGCCAGATCCTTGATTAGCTCTGCGTAAAATTTGCCAGATTGTTTGACGCCTCAAAAATCTGCTCACGAATTTCTGAGTTGTTGCGGCACAGCTTTAAAGCCGCTTCTGGCGAGAATGGTTCCTTGATGTTGCGCCAGCCAACAACGCGAATGGCTGCAGCACCAATACCAAACTCTTCGTCATCCTCGACGAGGCGCTCGACTTCTTTACCGCGCTTGGCGGCAATGGCTTCCTGCGTCCTGCGACGATTGAGATTTTTACGAATCCACTCCTGTACCTTCGGAGCCTGTGAGCCGAGGACAGAGATAAACACACCTGTGGGGCGGCCATCGCCACGCAGATACTCAAATTCAAAAGAATTCTCAGACGCCGACACCAGGTTCAAGTCATCCAGAGAAATTACGTCAATTTGTTCCTGTTTCATCTTCATTTTTCCTGTTGAAGTAAAAAATGGGGCGACACGGTGCCGCCCCATGTTATTCAGCCGCCAGTACGGGGGTTAGGCCGCTGAATCCTGCACCATGATGGTGGATGCGTAGTTAGCCGCAGATGCACCACCAGCGGTGTTCTTGAGGGCAACAAACGGGAAGGTGCGGGTCAGACCGTTCTGACCGTCACCAACGTCTGCGCCACCGACCTTGACCCGAGACATCTGGAAGCTGATGAAGTCAGCCGCCTTGTCATTCGAGGTGGTCAGAACCACGTTTACAGAGACTTCAGTCTCGTCAATGAAGTAATCGCGGAAGGTTCCATCGGTGAAGTAAACCGTCATATTGCCGGTTACACCGACAGTGCCTTGGAATACGTCAGGACGGCTGTTAGAACCGACCACCGCATCTGCTGCTACCGTGTTGCCGTTAACATCGAAGTCGATGGAGGTGATGACAGCGACTGCGGTTCCAGCAACGAACAGAAGACCGTTAGCACCAGCAACTGCACCTGAAGTGCTGATCGCGCTGGGGCTGGTCAGTACCTGTGATGCACCCGTGGTAAGGCCGAGACCAACCAGCGGGAAGTTGACAGTAGCAAGACCGGTGGCCGGGATCGTTACCGCGCAGTTGGTGACATTCACATCGGTGAACAGTTCTGACTGCGAGATGTCATCGAACCAATGCTCAATCGTGTAATAGTCGTGCGTCTGGCTGGATTCCGGGACGTAGGAAACCTTACCGGGAACCGCAACGGTGACACCCGTCACTGAGGTTGATTCATTCGCGAGTGCTGCGCCATTCAACGGGCTAACAGTCAGCGTGGTAGCCGTGACCGCAGTAACCAGAAGGTTTTTGCCGATGTTGGCTGCAACCAGCGTACCGCCTGACAGACGAACGACCATGCCAGCCTTGATGCCAGAGGTCAGCGGGTTGCCGGTCTGGAACGTGATAACGCCAGTCGATGCAACCAGCGTGATTGCTGCACTGGTCATGGAAGAAACTGCCGTGAAATCCTGACGCAGTACGGAGGCCATCAGATCCTTGTAGGTTCCAGGCGATACTTCACCCGCGATAGAACCGGTGACCTGGCGGGGGCCATGACGATAATCCGCGATCTGCTGGTCAGGGCGAATTTCCGCTGACTGGTATGCTTCCTTGGTCAGGTTGATGGTTGAACTGGTGCGGCGAAGCTGCTGACCACCAGAGCCAGATGCTGCTGAACCGAGTCCAGACTGTTTTTTGTAAGCAAGAATCTTGCTTACGCCTTGTGCAATGTTTGCCATTTGCGTCTACCTCTAAGGGAAAATGTCTGCCGAAAAATAGATCGTCACGGGAAGCCGATAACGATCACCGTCAATAATCGCCGGGGCGATAGTCGGGGTGCGATCAATCAGAACATCAGTGCCGCCTGACGATAGACCCAATCCACGCTGAAACTGATTACGGATCAGTTCAGCCCTTGCTGATGCTGCCTTAGGCCCTGTTCCCGGTGGATAGCACAACAAAACTTGCATGAATCCTCTAACCCTATACATGGCATCACCCAGAGTCGGGTTTTCCGTTTCGTTATAGAGGATATTGATTTGCTGAAAAGGTGTGCCAGTGACAGGGGTAAATGGTACGCCTTCCCAAGCCGTGGCAAGCGATGGAGTCATGGCATTCAATCGGGTCTCAAGTGCTGCCCTGATATTTACAATGCTCATCTAACCTCCGACATGGATGCCTTCGCTGCATCTGCAAAGATGCTCCCAAAGCGCTGCACCGAAAGCCTAACCATACCAGAAGGAGCCTGCTTGCTTGACCCGTATTCAAGCCTCTGTATATACGGCACATTGTTGGAAAGCCAAACAACATGACCTGTGCCTTTTACCGTTTTGGTGACTTCAGAAAACGCGACAGATCCATTAGCAGATCCAAGTGCTGCGCTATCTAATCTGTCAGTTTCAGAAGTAATCGGTGATCCAATAGAACATTGCCAGTTGCCTTTGGCGCGGCCAGTGTCAACTGGTGTCATCTTGATGACTGATCCAAACAGTTCAATCGTAGACTTGCGGATAACGGTGTCGATCCGCTTGTTAACTCGATTGACAATTGAATTCATGCTCATTTGCGGATCTGCATTACATACAGCGCGTGTTCTTCACCAGACCAGATGATCTGAGTAGAAATAACCGTGTAGGTCACAGAATCGATAATGAATCGGTCATTAGGGTTCGGTTCTGTGTTGCCTTTTGCTGCAATCGTTAGCTTCTTGTCACCTTTTTCAACCAGTCCAGCGGCATATTCTTCGCCAGAATATTCCTCAAGGATGGCCTTTGGTACTCCGACACTCGTAGAACCACCAGAAACATCACCAGTAATCGGGTCATACGTTCCCTCGGTCACAATGGTGTGACTGACTGCCTTGCCGTATTTATTCAGCAAGCGAACAGCAGTGGCTCTGGCCTTGGTGTCGAGTGCTGTCATGTCCGCATCAACTTCACTTGGTTGGCGCTGGAGGCAAAGTAAATGCTCAGGCTGTTCTCGACTTGCAGATACCGCTTGTACTGCGGACTGAATTTGTCGTACTCAACTTCAATCGGGCCGACTTTTTCACGAATCGTGACCTGACCTTGATCGTCCAGCAATGTCTCGGTATTGGCTTTCAGCGCAAGTTCAGCGCAGGCGTTTTTGACCAGAGTCGGGACAATGTCAAAGTCAACGTATTCCGGGTACGCATTGACCGAGCAAATATCACGGACAGGAACATAGATCCGAGGCCAGTCGAGTGCTTGCGTGTTGACATACCGGTATCCATCCCAGCGCAAGCGATAGACAGCGACCATGTAATCGGTCGCGCCTCGCAGTAACTGTTCTTTTTGGGTGGTGGTCAGTGCCGCCCAGTCCGTGTTGCCACGGTTGCTGTGGTAAGTATCTGCCTCGGCTACGCTGACATAGCTTTCACTATTCGGGAGTCCAGAGCCATCCTCAACTATTAAGCTCATTCTTCCACCCACTCAATCATGCCAAAGACGCCAGACCCTGAAATCACCGTGTTATCCGCGAAAATGCAGATTCCTTCACCCGGAAGCAGGATAAATCCTTCCAGATGATCAAACTCAATGGTAGATGCTGAACCGGTAGTCTTACTGACGATGGATCGCTCAAGAAAATAGGTTTCCCGAGTCACGCCGGTCATTGTCAGACCACCATTGGCGCGATTGCAGATCATTTTGCTAGGTTCTTCGTTATTGTCATAACGAGTCGCAACGATGATATCGCCACCAGTTGGCTGACCCTTGATTCGCTGCCAGCCATAGATTGAATTAGCGCCACCGCCAGCATCTGCTGAGTCAAGTTGCAAGTGCATCCGAATCAGGCGAACCGATAGAACGTCTGAGTTGTACCAAGACTGATACGCCGTATCTTCTGTGAAAACAGTTGGCTTGACCGCGATGCGTGAGCAGTACCGTTTCATTTCTTGGCCTTCTTCTTGGCAGTTTTAGCCACAGACAAGGCAATGGCTACCGCTTGCTTCTGTGGCATACCCGGATGCTTTTTCATCTCGGTCGAGATGTTTTTGCTGATCGTTTTCTGCGAGTAACCTTTTTTCAGTGGCATAGCGATAACCTTAAATTAGGTGGGACGGCAAGAACCGTAACAGGACTCCGGGAGCCGCCCCGAACTTATCAGGCCGGTTCGTACCCGCCGACTTTGTAGTTCTCAACTTCACTCGGAGGAACTGCAACCTCGTAAGGAGGCGCGTAGATTTCCGGGTCACGTTTCATTACTACAAAACCGGCTGCGGGTTTCTCGACCTTTTCTGCTGGTTTTTTTTCAGCCATGTTTACATCCTAAAAAAGTGGTGGGGATATTTCACCCCACCATTCGCTCTTAGCCGAGCAGGAGGGCAACGTGGTTGGGCTTCCAGACCTTTACGCCGTACAGAGCGCGAACTTCAATCATGGTCTTCATGTAGCCTTTGTAGACTGCAATTTCAAAGACCAGACCAGAGAAGGGGTCTTGGACGGTCATGATATCAACCGCAGCATCGCCACCAGCCGGGAGTGCCGGGGGACGAATACCCAGTTCGATAGCGGTGCGGTGGAATGCTACGTTTGCGGTGAAGCTGTTGCCAATGGTGATAGCATCGTTATCTGCTTCAGCAAAGCGAAGACCCGGAGCGCCAATGGTGAATGAACCACCTGACAGTGCAGTGTTCGCAACGTAGATGTCAGACGTACCAGCGAAGGTAACGCAGTCACCCGCCAGCAGAGTGCCAGAACCGGTGTCAACATTGATGGTGGTGTCACCAACAGCTCCAGCAGCAGAAAGCTGGTAAGACGTACCCGTTCCCTTGGTGTGACTTGCAACGCCAGCGGATTCCTTAATCATCAAGCCCTGAAGGTCAAGGAGCGTACCCTGACGGAGCAGATCCGTACCGCCAGAGGTGTTAACCTGCTGGAGTGATGCAAGGTTACGCAGCTTCGTGCCAGCCGCTGAGTTCATTACCAGCGTGATCTGGTTGTCAGTCGGGCAACCGTTGTCTACGAGGATCTGACGAACTTCTGCAACCGTGTTGAAGTTGGATGCAAAAGGAGTCGTGCCAGCAGAACCAACAGCGCGTGATGCGCCTTTGTAGGCAGCCGTTGCCAGCGTGGATTCGATGTTGTTGCAGATAGCCCGCATGGCCTGCTTGATCTGATCGCCATAGATCGTTTCAAAGCCTGAGCCATTGTTGACGTGCTTGATATCTTCGCCAGTCCACGGGATCTGTACGCTGACGTAGTTATCAAGGCTCATGGTCTTGTTGTCTACCGTCTGATCGGTTCCTTCAGGAATCGTCATAGACGGAGCAAAAGACGTGTTTACACTCGGGGTGCGAGTGAAGGCTGCACGAATCGTGTCACCTTTAGCGGCACGAATCGTGGCATCGCCATTGATCGTAGATGAAGGGATAAAGCCGACCAGTTCACGGCCAACTACATCAGCGGCTTTATAGATATCAGCCGCCAAGTTATTGAGAACATTTGCCATTGAAGATTCCTCAAGTCAGTTGTTACACCGACGAGAGGCAATGGCTTTTAGTCCGCTACCTTCCCGCCAGCTTTCGCAAATTCAGACCGCTCAAAGTGTGATGCTGAATCAAACCTCTCACGAGTCCAAACCTTTGCGCCGGAGCCGCTTCCAGCACCGCCGCTTGCACCACCGCCACCATTGCTGGGTGCGGCAATGAAATGCTTGCCTTCATCACTGGTTGCCCAAGATGAAACAAACTCCGTCAATTCCTTGTCACCAATAAGTGCTTTCCTAGCATCTCCTTCGGCAACGATTTTTGCCTGACCGCTAAACATGGCCTTGACTGCTGGCAGCAATGGATTTGCTACCCCAGCCTTTACCAATGCATCTGTTAACCCGTTATCAATGAGGAGTTTCTGGGTAAATCCAGCTTCAGCCGCTAATGCGTCCTGAGCCTGTTTCAGCAGTTTGTCCTGATCTTTCTTGGCCTTCTGTGCTAATCCCAGATCAGATTCCAAGGAGTCGATCTTTGATTGCAATCTGTCCAATTCAGCAGGATCAATTGCTTTACCCTTTCTGGCTTCCTTCAGTTCTGACAGAAGTTCCTGATTCTTCTTTGACAGACCGCCGGTAGCCGCCTCAACCGCCTCTGCAATTTTGGCGCTGAGTTCTTCTTCACTGATTTCCATCTATACCTCTGGTGTTGATGGTGTCCCTCTGGGACGGGTTAACGTGACGCAATCACGCTTAGGCGCGAATATACCACAAATGAAATCTAGTCAATACCGGCCTTTTTAAACAAAGTCGCATCTTTAGAGCGTAATTGCGCCAATGTGTATTCTTTTCCAGACTGATCGACAAACCGATCTAAGTCCATGCCTTCTCGAAACAGCTTGCCGCGAGTCGGGCCGAGTACCTCATCCTGAAATGCGGCGGGTTTCTTTTTTAGCCATGTTTGGTAGGTTTCTGCTTCTGATACCTGACCATCCATAGAGGCGCGAGTTCCCGGTGGCGCTTCGTCTAGGTCAATTCCGAGTTCTCGGTATGACTTAAGGACTGGAGTAGTTGCCGATCGACATCTGAAGTGGGCAGGTGGTCTAGGCCCAGAATCAACCGGGTATACCTCTCCATCCCGTGACTGGCAGATAGGAGTAGTTCGAGCATCAAGAGTTGATACCCACTGAACGCCTTTGATGAGGTCATCGTTTGCACCATAGAAAGTTTGTCTTGCTTGGTTTGCCGTATGCGCGACTGCTGTTGACACCAATGCCTGTGCCTGTCTTTGATTAAGTGCTGTGATGCCATCAGCATATTTCAGCGCTTTTGTGCCTATGACTCGCTTTGTAATTTGGCCGTATGACTCACCCTCAACAATGCCCATGCGTACAGCATCGCGTATGCGTGTATAGCTGTCCTGATTCAGCTTTTCCACCCATTCGCTTAACAGCTTGCCTTCAAATGGCTTTGCCTCTACTGCGGCAATCAGCATCTCTGCTGATGGGCTGACCATGTTGAGTTCTACGGGCGTTGAATCACGGATGACTTGCTCTTGGTGATTGGCTTCGTATTCAGCTAGGTCAGCCAGTTCCAATGATAGATCCCGGCCAGCTTCTTCCCATGATGCGCTAATGATATTGCGAACGCCTGCCAGCCTTGCATCTATCTGCTCTACTGTAAATCCAGATTCAATGTCAGATAGCTGTGCAGCCAGATCCTTGTCAGCCTGTGCCAGTACGTTCAGGATCTTTCTGGTAACTCCAGATTCATAGCGCAGCAAATAAATCTGGTGCGCTATTGCTCTGTCTCTGATTTCTTCGTTAGCGGTCATGCGGTGGTCGGCATACCCGGAGGAGTCATATCAATGCGCTCCTTCTCATCATCAAAGCTGACTTCTGGCCTGATGATGTCACCCTTTACCAGATTGTCGAACAGCGTCTGGTGACTAATAGCGCCTGCCTGCCAAGACTTAACCAGTTCGGCAACGTCTTGGTGCGTCATTGACTGCGGAATATAGTCGCGGTTGATCTCGATTCGCACATCTCCAGCAATGCTTGACCAGTTCGCCATCCATTCAAGGCAATGGGTTAGGCCAATGCTGATTGACTGGGCAATAGATGCCAGAACAGAGTTCTCTCCTGCTCTATGAATAGCAGCAGTCTGTGCAGTTTCTGTTGTGCGTTTTTCTGGTGCAAGGATTCTGGCCCCTAATGTAGCCATCATGGATTCCTTTGAGCGCAATGCTTCCCTCAGTTCGGAGAGTCCCTGACCTGAGAACTCGAGATAGAAAGCCTTTGCTGCTGGGTCGGGAAGCAGCCAAGCTGTGCCTGATCCGATTCTGAGTTGCGCTGATTGGTCATCAGAATAAAAACCAGTGACAACCGGAGTTGGCAGGCCCGTGAAATGCAGTCCGTGTTCGTAATCAGCGGTAGTTCTGTAATGGCTGATGTTAACGTCAACCAAGTCAAGCAGAGGAGGCTTGTCCACGTTTGGCCTGTTGTCACGGACTCCAAAGAACTCAAACGGGATACGGGCAATCGGTCTGCCTTGTGACTGCGGGAACAGTTCAGACTCGACATAGAAGTCACCCTTTTCATTCTTGCGGAATACCCGCTGGCGGTAGATACCTTCTGGCAGATCCAGTACCCGCCATTGGGTTTTACATTCAGCCTTAAATTCGTCCTCGTAGATTTCGTAATCTTCTTCGAGAACGACCAAGGTCAGCATATCTATGCCTTGGATGCGGTCTGTGCGCCAGTTAATGATGGCCTCTGCGTCATACATCCGCATATATGGGCGCATACCCAGCGTCTGGGCCTGTGCCAGCGTGATTGCCTCTGCCATTGGTGGATGGTCTACCAGCACACCGCAGCGACCAATCTTGACCACTTCCTCTGCAAGCATCTCTGCGAACTGATGCAGTGATAGTCCAGACATCGTGATGTCAGCTACCAGTGACTCCATTGCCGTTGAGTATTCAGTAACCGGTGGCTTCAGGAACATCATGCCTGTCAGACCATCAATGGTGCGCTGTGTCGCGTTATAGAACAGTGCTCGATCTCGGTAGCCTTTGTATTCTTGATCTGTTTGCCCAGACAGCCTTGGTAGGTACTTGACGCCGTGTTCGTGGATCTCATCCTGACCTTCAGCGGCGTGTTCGCACCGTTCCCACTGGTCATAATGCTCTTCGTATTCTTCGTGCTTTGTGTCTACTGCCATGCTAAATACCTACTACGCGGGCAAACTGCGGTCTATTGTTCTGGATAGGATAGCGATATACCACAAAATAGCCTGTCGCGTCATTCGAGTGGTCGAATCCAGATGCCTTGTCAGGTTCACCAGACTTGCTGTATGCCTGTTTTTCCAAGGCTTCAGCCAGAACAGGACAGTTATCAACGTTGACGCGATATCTCCGCTCTTCGATTGCTTTATTCATCGACAGGACGCGATCCTTGACTGCCGGGTTGCGTGAATCTACGCAAACCTGAAACCCTGCCGCACGAAGCAAAGCGTGATCAGATTGCGAGGCATTGTTGGTCTTTCGTGCAGAACCGCTGGCATCTGGATAAACCATGATGTGGTGACCTGGATATCTGTCTTTGATGATCTTGATCATTTCAGGCGTATCAAACGCCTTCACAATTTCCTCAACCGCTATTGGGTCATCATTTCTGATGACATGGACAACTGCCGCCATGTTGGTGACATTGAAATCCATCCCGATGTGCAATGCTTCGCCAGGCTTGCTGTGTTTTGGCGCAATGATCGTGGCATCAGAACCGTTAAGTCTGCGGTCGAAAGATGGGTAGACGGAGCCTGCATTCAAATTGACGAATTCGCCATCAAGATATGCCGCCAGCTGGTTGCTACTGTACGTTGCGCGTAACTGATCGACGTATCCATCAGGCAGGTACGGATTGCTCCATGTTGATGCCCTTATCAGTTCGTATCCTTGCGCAGGATTCTTCCCCCACCGTTCGTACATGAAACCAAATCCTTCTGGCGTAGACACAGCCGCAAGCGTATTCGCAGAACCGTCCGGCTTTTTCTGCCGACAACGGCCTAGCATCTTGATCCATACGTCATTGGCCTGATCCGGTCTTAGCGTATCCGCTTCGTCAATGATCCCGTCTGCAATCTCAAAGCCGACCAATCGAGATGGGTTATCGGCTGATCGGAATATGATCTGGCTTTCGTTTTCAAGAGTCAGGATGGAATCGGCTTTGTTCAGTTTGTAGCTGACCTTCCATGATGAAAGCAGCTCTTCAAATCTAGGCCATGCGATCAGCCGCACAAGATCGAAAGTCGGCTCTACAAAGCCAAAATCCATTTTTCGGTAGCGTAGTGCCTGTATCGCAAGTCGCGTTACAGCCGCCTGCGATTTCCCAGACCCGTATCCAGCCACCATAGCGGGATGCCTTGCTTCGGAGAATACGAATTCCTCCTGTGGGTCAGTGAGCGCTAGCGTTATTTTGTTGATGCTCAATGACTAACGGCTCCTTCATGGTTGGGCGTTCAATGGCGAAGTGATAGCCGGTTGTGATGGCTACCTCACCAGACTGCTCCACCCTTGATAGTTTAGGCGCGGCAAATTCTGCAAGTTTCGTCAGAAGATCAAGCGCCTTTGCAGGATCATCAGCCGCAACCTGTTCCAGCCACAGCGATACGTTGTCTGCATTCTGTTCAAGCAATTTAGTCACCGTTTCGCGGAATGTTTTGGTGGCTTTGTTAGGCACTCCTGGTTTACGCCCAAGGCCACGATTACCCGTACCTGACCGTACTTTATGGGCTTCCTGTTGTGTCTCCATTCGCCCTCCGCATCACTTCATCAAGTTTTTCAGCATAGTGGATAGCCTTCTCCGCATCATCATTAGCGCCATCCTTCCTGCCCTGTCGCATCGAATACTTGATGATGTTTCCTTTTAGGAATCCAACAAACTCTTCATGCGTCAGAACGGATTGCATCACATCCCACGGCTGCATCGCCATGTCTTTGTAATGCGTCCCTCCAATCTGTTTTGCGTCTGCGTTCATGCTTCTTTGACAAAAAGTCCATCCACCATTTTACCTTTTCGATCCTTAATCGCCTGCCACGCATATTCAATACAGGTTTCTACATCAACATTCCACATATGCGCCTGTATAACCAGCGTAACCATAATATCTCCAATGGCATCAACCGCCAGATAACCATCGTTTAATTCTATGGCTTCAAATAACTCCGATAGTTCCTCTTTGGTCTTGTCTGCCTGACGGGTTCTTGATGATCCATGCTCAGGATCAAATATCCCTCTGTCAGTTGCCCATTGGATTATTTCTTTTTCGCGGTGCATTATTCAATATCTCCAGTGTTAATTGTCTGATGGTGGCGATTGTATCCGCGTCGAGCGTTGCTGACCACCTGACCATCCATCCGCGTCGCTCCATGTTCGATGGCAGTGATGCAAGGAACCTTGCGCGGCATTTTAGGCAGTCCCAGTGGTGGATGGGGCCTGCGCAAGGGTGATCTACCAATAGGGCAACCTGTTTTGATAGGTTGCACTGGCATCAAAGCCACACCATCCGTGGCCTGTAGCGTTTTTTTTGCCTTCAAAGTGCATCCTGTTTTCATTTTCTATATACGTTTTTTTTACGCGCATCCTGTCCTATATCCTCTTTTTTCTTTTTTATACTCTTTATCTATATATAGGTTACACTGGTTACACTGTAAGCAATAAAAGAACATAAAATCAATGACTTAGGACAGGAAAGCCTTCAGTGCAACCTCAAAAAGGTTTACCTATGGTTGCACTGTTTAGCTTCGGACACAGCAGCAGGCTGACTCCGTTGCTTCGTCTTGACCTGTTTCCATTCATGCGCCGGATGTGTCCACCGACTGATGTTGCATCCGATCTTGTCGGCTTATCGATGCCAATGGACTGCAAAATATCCGTTGCAGTTTTCCATTCCCAAAGTGATTCTGGATCATCCCACGCCATGCGCGTGTTGATGCGCTCAACGATTGGATCAACCGCTGTGAATTGTTCATTATGTTCATTCAGTAAATCCATTTCTTCTGGTGTAAGAAAATAAGATTCCCCTTTTCGGTAATGGTGTAATACTTCAGCCCATACTTGCTGCATATCTATATCGTGCGAATGATTTATCTCCCTCGCTTCAATCGTCCAGAATCGTCTGTTACCTGTTGGATCATTTAAAAACTGTTTTGGATTCACTGATCCGAAGAATACAGTGCGTCTCGCATAGTGGGATTTTTTTCTGGCATATGCCCTGCGTAATACATCAGATTTGTTTGTGATAAACGCCTTCAATGCGGCGATATCTGATTTCTTGAACGTAGAATCGAGTTCTCCAAGTTCCACCAGCCAGAATGAGCAGGCTTGCTCCACTGAATCCTTGTCATCAGGACGAAGCATCATGCCTTCCTTCAGCAGATCAAGTTCTTCTGGAACTAGTGACTTGAACCATTTGGTTTTGCCTAGGTACTGATCACCCTGGATTACCAAGATTCCAGGAGCTGCCACGCCAGTCGGTGAAAATGCCGCCGCCACAGCCGACAGGAGCCACCGATACATCAAGATTTCTTTGAGTTCGTTGTCCTTGTTATGAGCCGTGTAGATCGTGTTGTAGAGGGTCGCTAATCGCTCCTCGCCATCCCACGGCTTTGATTCGATCCATGTTGCTACAGGATTGAATAGGTTCTGGTCTGCAAGATATGTAAGGAATTCTGGAACACGCGGCGTTGGAAAGTTGAACCGACTGCACTCGCTGATGATCCATGCAAGCGAAGCGTTGTCCTTGTTGTCTACGCTGAACGATTTCCCAGGTATCAGGATTTCATCGTCCTTGCTTATGACGTTGTACCGAATCGTTACACCAAGCCGATAGATGATTTGCTTCAAGTTGTCGATGTGGGCAAGCGGCTTTCCTTTGTCGTTCGTGTGTTTCAGCGGTTCATGGTAATTTGTGATAATTTCCGGCGCGTAGACCGTTTCAGCGTGAACCGTTTCATCATGGATAGCTTCAATCTGAATTGGTTCGACTGGTTCAGGTTCTACGTATTCCCACAGTGGCGCGGCTTTGCAGATATTGACCAGCGTTTCTTTGGTTCCACCTGCTTTTAGCCAGTCTGATACATCGCCCTTGATTGGCAAATCTGGAAGATTAACGATCCTGATTGAAGTAGCCACGTTGCGTAGCTTGGACGCTACCAGTAACGCGTGATCTTGCCCAGCTTCGTCGTTGTCTGGAAGAATGACAACCAGTCGATTGCGGAAATATTGGACTATTTCGTCAGGAAACTTCCCTGCGCCTCCACTGTTGCACGTTGCGACCAGCCCTAGATTCCATAGCGAGTCAGCATCCTTTTCGCCTTCAACGATTAGAATCGTGTCGTTGCGCTTGTTGAATTCCGGCAACCGATACGGAAGCGGTTTGATTCCCTTAATGCTCCACGATCCATCTGATGACCTTTGTCTGAACGTCTTTGGATTATCAAAGCGCATGACCTGATAACGCAGTTCGCCATGCTCATCGACGTAGTTATACGTTGCGGCAAGTGTCCCTGATTTCTTTGATTGCGCTGGCTTAAATTCTGATTTCGGCTTGATGCCTACATCCTCAAGCCATTTGATAGCGTCAGCGATAGACCCTCCACGGATATGCGTGATCAGATCAAGCGGGCCGCCACCTGTCTTTTCTTCGTGGTCGTACCATGTGCCTTCGTCTAGGTTGACTGACTTTGAGCCGTGTTGCCCAAAGCGTAACCGCTGACCACCGTTTTTTGTTTCTGTCGGCTTATCGCCAAAGATTTCCCGAACGATTGCAGGGAAGTATTGCGTGAATTCGCTCATCGTCCGTCCTGATGAAATCCGTCAAATAAAAACGCCCCAGGCAATGACGGCATTGCTTTTCGGTGATCGGCCTAGGGGCGTGGGTAGTTTAGCCTAAAACTTTGACGGATTCTTATCGTGCCAATCAAGAGCTATTTTTAATGCTGATTTTGCATCATCAGCAACAATTAGCTTGTTTGCCATTGTTTTTGCAAACCAGGTATCCGTTGAGTCAAATGGATTGCATCCTATATAAATTGGCTTGCACATTCCTCTGGCGCATCCAATTTCCGCAATTGTTCCATATGCGTGTTCGCTTTCATCTCCAAACCATGCAAACACAAAATCCGCTGCTTGAATTCCGGCAATTGATTTTTCTACGACAAAATATCTTAAAAAATCTTTCATGCCATGCCCTTCTAATGGCGCATCATCATCAAAGAAAAATCTATCACATGATGGGCCAACTGCATGATCATAAGCGTGAGCGCAAGCGTGATCACATCCAACTGTAAATGGGCCTGTGTACGTCAGTTTCCTTCCATCAAAACTAAAGTCAACAAACTCTGCCTTGTGATATTCATCTCCATTCCTTGCTATATCATCAACAATTCCAAATCGCGATCTATCTTTGTGAATTCTTCCGGCAATGTAAATTTTCATAAATGCTCCGGGCCAAAAAAAGGCCCATCAAGTGAGGATGTGGTGGAACTCCCGATCCTAAACGACTGGGACACACCCTCAATTCATGAGCCTTTGTCGGGTTCCACGCCGACCGTGGTTATTTTAGCAGGTTGATTGCGTCCTTTGCACTCCTAACCACCCCCGCAATCCCACCCGCCTGATTAACGCGCAAGATGAACCGCTCCTGATCATCAGTAACGCGACCCGTAGCGGTCTTGACTTCAGGAGCCAAGAACCTGCCATCAGGCGCGATTCCGATAATGTCCGATGATCCGACGCACAGGCCAACGTGCAAACGTCGCGGTTTTTTCAGGATTACATCGCCGTTTTTCAAATAAATTGGTTCGCCTACCCATGCAAGGCCAGTATTTTGCCGCCATACGGTGCATCCGGCCTCGGATAGAGCGAGGAGGCATTGGTTTTGAATGTTTTGTTCACTCATTCTGTAATGCCTCCACCCTAGCCACCGCCTCTGGTATGCCATTCGAAACCTTAATGGCTACACGCTCCAGGAACGCCTCAACCTCATCAACCGTTGCGCCCGGCCTTGCGCGGGTAAAAAATTCTTCATCTGTCATAAGTATCCCCTAGCTTCCGTAAACATCGCCGGCGTCGGCCTAGCCCTGATTCTTGCCGCATGAATCATCACTGCCCACTCAGCCGGTTTATTGAGTCCTCTCCGCTTGCCAAGTTCCACCAAATCCTTCAGCGTTCTAGCTGATCCTTGCTCACGTTTCTTTTGCTTGCGTTGCGCTTCAATGTCAATCTGTTGAAGCTCACCATCTTCAACCTTGATTTCCCTTTGCTTTGGCCCTTCTTTGCCGCAGGAAGGGCACTCAGATAATCCTGCGCGATAGATGGCGTAGCACTCTGGGCACTGCCTGATCTTTAGGTCATTCTGGCTTGGCTTTTTGCGCTTTCCCTTGTTTGGATCTCCTTCAAGTCGCCATTCGCGTTCATCATCCGGCAGTCCATGACGTTGCCAGTTGCCGACATGATCCAAAATCATTAGCGCCGGTTTATTGTCAGCCGTTCGGAATCCGCGCCCATTGCCCTGCATCCAAATAATCAACGATGCTGTGGGCCTGAGCCATTGGACAACCTCAATCGCTGGAACGTCTACGCCCTCAATCATCAGTTCTACATTAGTCAGAACCTTGGTTTTACCTTCCTTAATGCGCCCCAGAATCGCCTGACGCTCTGATGATGGCGTATCACCGTCAATATGTTCTGCGCTGATTCCTGCCGAGTTATAAGCCTCACATACGTGCTTGGCATGGTTAATCGTGGCACACATAACCACGCACCGTTTTCCGTATGCGAACTTCAGGTAATGCTCAACAGCATCACCTGTGACGGTCGGCTTATCGACAATCTGCTCAAGGATCTCTGGCGCATAATCACCCATGCGAGTTTTGACGCCATCCATGCTGACTTTAGATTCTGTCCCATACAGGCGGTAAGGACACAGGAAGCCTTGCTCAATCAATTCACCGACCGATGGCCCTAGAACCATGTCCGTGAATATGTCGTTCAGCCCCTTGCCATCCGTCCGCTGTGGCGTTGCCGTAAGCCCGACAATCCGCGACTTTGGATACGCTTCAATGATCTTGCGGTAAGTATCAGCCGCCGCTCGATGCGCCTCGTCAATAATAATCAGCCCAGGTTCTGCCACGCGATCAAGACGCCTGACCAACGTCTGCACCGATGCCACCTGCACAGGTATGCCAAGCGACATATTCCGACCTGCCGCAATGATTCCATGCTGTAGTTTCTGCTCCCATAGTGCGCGACTGGTCTGCGACAGGAGCGTATCCCGATGGACACAAAACATAGAACTGATCCCGCGCTCTGCCGCCGTTGCCATCATATGAACAGTCAGAGCTGTCTTGCCCGCTCCTGTTGCCGCAACGACAAGGGTGGAGCGGTTATGGCGTAGGGATTCGCGGGTGGATGTGATGATTTCGGATTGGTATGGTCTTAGCTGCATAAAAATCCCCACTGGTCGGCCATAGCTTGAGCAATCCCAGAAAATGTGGCTGATCTAAGTTTCCATCTGTCTGGCGTTGGCGGTAGATAGTGCAACCTCATGCGCTCACGTTCTGGCAGTCTCATTGTCTGCTCTTTGACGTTATTGGTTGCAACCAGTTTCTGTAATCCTTTCAGCCACAGACAAGTTGCTTTTGTTTCCATGTGCCCAAACATATACGGCTGTATTATTTGATCTGGTTTTCTCCAGATTGATGACATGACGCAAACCGGGTTTTCTATCGCTATTCGTGGAATGTCTGCCTTCGCCAGCATCATAAAAAATGAAGCACTTGCCTGCTGTTCACCTGCCATCCGTTTTTTTTCAAACCACGCTGCGCCAGAAACAGCAAGATTTGTGCATGGTGGGTGGGCAATCATCAAATCCCACGGATAGTCGATCACATCTCTAACGTCACCTTGATAATGCGGCCCCGGCGATTCGGTCGGCAACAGATCGCAGCTCATGGCCTCATGCCCACCATTGATAAACGCATCGCGAACTGCTCCACTGTATTCACAGGCATCTAAAACGCGCATCACTTTTCCCCCAAATACTCCATCAACCGCCTCACCGTATCATGCGAAGGATTCGGAGTTTTTCCCGTCAACACGTTATGAATCGCCTGCCTGCTAAGTCCTGTAGCAACAGCCACCATCGACAGTCTACGATCCTTCAGCTTTTCCCTGATTTCTTCAAGCGTCATCATTAAATTCACCTGCGTAAAAAAGAATTGACAGTCTAATTCGTTGTGTTTACGATTTCAACCACTGGCAAGTGTTGCCGGTTTTCACACAGGAGTTTTTATGTTGACCAAAGACCTATCAAACGATGCGTATCACGCGCACCCGGCAATCTCCAAATCCGGCCTTGATCTGATTGCACGTTCTCCGGCGCATTACGCATACCGCGCACCCAAAGAACCATCACGCGCCATGGAAATTGGCACGGCTATTCATACGGCATTGCTTGAGCCTGAGCGTTACGCATCTGAATATCAGGTGGTTGATTGCGAAGATCGCCGCGCATCCATATACAAGGAAGCAGTAAAAATTCACGGGTCTGAGCGCGTATTGACCCGCGCCGAAGCCGACAAAATCACAGGCATGAGCGCATCAGTACAGGGTAATCCACACGCGCAGGCGTTGCTGAAGCATGATTTCGCGTCATTTGAAGTTTCGATTATCACCAAAGACCCAGAAACTGGCGTTGATGTGAAATGCCGCTTTGACTTGCTTGCAGGCAACAAAGCGCTGGATCTTAAAAAGACGCAGGATGCCCGCCCAGATTCGTTTGCAAAGTCGGTTGCCAACTATCGCTACATGGTGCAGGCCGCGTTTTATAGTGACGTATACCGTTGGGAAACTGGTGAAGAGCTTGAAGCCTTTGGTTTCTTAGTTGTTGAAGAAGAAATGCCACACGCCAGTGCAATCTACGTCCTTGACGATATGGCTCTGGACTACGGTCGGATGCTGTACCGCAAGGAGCTAAATTTGTATGCCGACTGCCTAGATACTGGCGTATGGCCTTCAGTAGATCAAACGCCGCAGATCCTTAGCCTTCCTAATTGGGTTTATAAGGAGGTGGTGTAATGCGTCCATTTAACCTTTACGAAGCCTTAGACGGTCATCCCGTCTGCATGGCAGGATTCCCGGAAACGCGCATTGTTGGATTGCATTTATTTACGCAGTCAAACCATTCACATAGGTTGCTTGGCGTCGTTCATCATCTTGAGCGTTCGTACACAGGAGCAACCGATATTTACACATGGACTCCAGATGGAATATTTGGTCACGATGATCCTGATAGCGATTTTTCTTGTATGCATCTGGTGATGTGGGAAGAAGGAGACGATGATAATGAGTAACGCAATCGTTGAAGTCCGCTCACAACTGACCCGTATGGCCCCAGAACTTGCCAAAGTTTTGCCAGATCATGTGACCCCTGAGAAGTTTGAGCGCGTGACGTTGACTGCGTTACAGCGCAGTCCTGACCTGTTGGCTTGCGACAGAAAATCGCTGTTTGAATCCGTCATGCAATGTGCCCAGGATGGCTTGATTCCTGATGGGCGCGAAGCCGCTTTGACCAAGTTTGGTCAAAAGGTTGCGTATATGCCGATGGTTGCAGGAATCTTGAAGAAGATTCGTCAATCAGGCGATCTGGTTACGATCACGGCGCAAATGGTCTATCAGATGGATGACTTTCAATACTGGATCGACGATGAAGGCGAACACCTAAAGCATACGCCAGAAATGATCCGTGATGCCGGTGAACCGTTAGCAGTCTACGCAATGGCCCGCACCAAGGATGGTGGCGTATATATCGAAGTCCTTCGCATGAGTGACGTTCAGAAGATCCGCGCATCATCGCGTGGCGGTAATGGTGGCCCTTGGGCGCAATGGACTGATCAAATGGCAAAGAAATCAGCCATACGCCGCCTTGCCAAGCGATTGCCAATGTCAACGGATCTTGAGCGCATCGTGCAGCGTGATGACCAGTTCTACCCATATCGTGAACCTGTCGTAGAACAGGCATCCAAAGCAGTCAGCGCATTAACTGTTGCAGAACCAGATATTATTGAAGATTCGCCCGTCAAGGACGAAGAAACCGCAGAAATAACCACTACAGACGCAGGAATTTTCTAAAATGGCAAAGAAACTATACGATTTGGCAGTCAAGACCGGCGAATACACCGCAAACGGTCAGACCAAAGGCCGCTATGAAAACGTGGGCGCAGTCATGCAGTCCGATGACGGTGGCAAGTTCATTATGATGAAGCGCGTATTTAACCCCGCTGGCGTTCCCGATCTATCTGGGCGCAATAGCGATTCGATCTTGCTATCTATGTTCCCGCCGAAGGATGCAGATCAGCAGCAAGCACCGCAAAGACAGGCCGCGCCGCAACAGGCGCAGAATAGCGGATACTCAGACGATATCCCATTCTGATTAACGATTATCACTCCCCTTTGCCCCGGCTTCGGTCGGGGATTTTTTTCAATGCCGGACAACAGGAGAGAAGGCATGGAATATGCAATTTTAATGGCAGAGATTGATTCTCTTCCGCTAGATCAAAAAATAGACGCTATCAATGAATTGCGACAGGCAATTCATGAAATCAGCCCATTCAAGTCTGAGCCAGTTGATTTTGTGCGCTGGGTAAAAAACCCATTAGTGCATTCAAACGATTACAACCCAAACAGTGTAGCGCCACCAGAGATGGAGCTTTTGCGCGTGTCTATTGACGCCGATGGATATACACAGCCAATCGTGTCAATGGCTGATCCTGATGGCCGCTATGAAGTCATTGATGGGTTTCACCGCCATAGGGTTGGCAAGGAATGCGCAGACATACAGGGCAGGGTTCATGGCTATCTTCCATTGGTGCAGATCAGAGAATCCCAGGTTGATAAAACCAATCGCATGGCATCAACGATTCGCCACAATCGCGCTAGGGGCAAGCATCAGGTTGAAGCCATGTCAGATATTGTTGTGGAGCTAAAACGCCGAAACTGGACTGATGAAAAGATCTCCAAAAACCTCGGCATGGATCAAGATGAGATTTTGCGCCTTTGTCAGATCACTGGATTGTCTGAATTGTTTTCCGATCAGGAATTTTCTCGCTCTTGGGATGTTGAAGGTGAGATAACCGAATCAGATTTTGAAGAATTGACCGATGACGTTGAATCTTACGGCGAAGAGGCTGATGGATTCAGGACGGTGAACACCAGTGACGAAAACCGCATTTTTCATACTTACGACAAGTGGGAATGCTATCGGGCTGGATTTTACGCGACCACAATGGATGGCATGACCAAGGCGCAATGCGAAGAATATTATCGCGTCTTTTTGTCTGACATTCCACGATTCTCTAGGGCGCTCCATGGAGTCATTACGGAATGGAAACATTCTTGCGAACACTATCTAACCAATTCCGCAATGAATCGCATAGCGTGGCTTGGACAGGCGTCAGCGTGTTACGACATGGGCGTTCCATCAACATTTCGTAGTGGCTTTTTTTTGCTGACAGAAGAACAGCAAGAAGCTGCCAACCAATGCGCCCTTGAATATCTGAACACATGGCTTGTTGCTAACGGACGAGATGCCGTGACAATGGAAGAAGCCTACTCTGGTAGCAGACAATCGGACATTTACTAATGGCTATAAAACGATACCGCAAAGAATCGGTCCTTGATGCGGCAAGGGCAAGAATACGTGAAACATTTGATTCTGTTGAGCGTGTTTATACGGCATTTTCCGGCGGAAAGGATTCTAGCGTAATGATGCACCTTGTCATGGAAGAAGCTATTCGACGAAATCAGAAGATTGGCGTCATGTTTATCGACATGGAAGCCCAGTATGCAGAAACCATCGAACACGCTAAAGAAATGTTCGATATGTATGAGGATTACATTGATCCTCACTGGATCTGCATTCCTATGCTATTGCGTAACGCAGTCACAAACTTTGAGCCGCGATGGACCGCATGGGATGAGGAAAAGAAAGACATTTGGATCAGGCCAAAGCCAGAATGGGCAAAGACCGAGCATGATTATCCATTTGCTGTGCCAGGAATGGAATTTGAAGAATTTATCGTTCTTTTTGGTGAATGGTACGGACAAAGCAAGCGCACTGCTGGGTTTATTGGCATCAGGGCACAAGAGTCGCTTCACCGTTATTGCGCTGTGGCAACATGGGAAAAAAAAGATTTAATGCTTCATAACCGCCGCTGGACCACAAAAATTGTGGCCGATACTTACAACGTCTATCCGATCTACGATTGGCTGACAGAGGATATCTGGCGGTTTCACGCCAAATACAAAGACAAACCGCATAACCGGATTTACGACAAGATGCACATGGCTGGGGTGAAATTAAGTCAACAACGCCTTTGTCAGCCGTTCGGAGACGATCAGCGCCGTGGTTTGTGGCTGTATCACATTCTGGAACCCCAGACATGGTTCAAGCTGATTGCTCGCGTTAATGGTGCGAACTCTGGCGCTCTCTATATTGAAGAGCGTGGAAACATTAACGGATACAACAAAATTAGCAAACCTCCGCATCATAGTTGGCATTCATTCTGCAATTTGTTACTTCAGACGATGCCGAAGAAAACTCGAGATCACTACATCATTCGATTCAAAAAGTTCATTTATGGCTGGCATCAACGTGGTTATCCGCAGATTCCAGAAGAAGCGCCACCAGAACTTGAGGCCAAATGCTGGGCGCCGTCGTGGAGAAGAATGTGCAAGGTTTTATTGCGGAATGACTATTGGTGCAAGGGCTTGGGTCAGGCTCAACCAAAAAGCGACGCCTATGCAAAATACAAGCAAATGAAAAAAGATGGACGATTGCCAAACTAAACACTGCCCACACTGCCACCAAATCAAACCCATAACCGACTTCCACCTAAATCACGCCAGACCAAATGGTGCCAGGCAATCCTGGTGCAAGGACTGTAAAAATCATCTGAAACGATCAACCACGCTACTGCGTGGCCCCGCTCCAGAGCGAACCAGGGTGATGCCGCAATGGGGTGAGAAACGCTGGAACGCCAAATTGACTGCTCAGGACGTGATCCTAATACGCGGACTGTTGCCCTGGCTGTCCTGCGCTGAGATCGCCAAAAAATTTGACGTATCCCGTACCTGCATCAGCAGCATCAAACACGGATATTCTTGGTACAAACTAAAATAGTTGTTGACATGGCGTAACCGATGGTTGATATAATGTCATCACGTTGAGGGGTTGGCCTTCAACATCACCGGAGAGATAAATGGACGTTGTATATGTTAAGTCAATCGAAAATTTCAGAGATTTAATGATTTCATCTGAGCAAGAGAAAGTAGACATTTTTTTGCCGGGACACTCAGCAAAAATGCTGCTAATTGCAATGCGTTGGTACGACTGGTCGCATGCTGATCTGCAAGTCCATGCTGAAAACATGATTAGCATTGGTTGCGAACCTTTTTGATTGTTGCCGCTATGGATGATTTTGACACCCCAAACACAAAGCCCGGATTCTGCCCTGAGTGTGACCAACGGGCAGACATCTGGAACGCTACCAAAAACCATTGGGAATGCTGCTACTGCAACTGGTCTGGATCAAAACCCAATCAAGAAAAACGCTTCAAACAGGAGAACGAGTCATGGTTTATTTGTTCGTAATGCTTTGCATCATCATTTTCCCTTCAGCCGCTTTCTATGGTTGCTACGCATGGGCCGATCGCTACCAGTCCGCATCCCGCATGAGTAAGGCCGAACGTGATCGCCGTGAGCGCGATAGTCGCTACGCCAAAATGCTTCGGAGGGCGTGAT